TCCAAAACTGAACATAGCGGTACACTGTTTCTGTCCAAGTTTCTCTACGATTATGCTCTGGAATCCATCGTGCGTAGCGTGACTTATGTATAAATTGTTGGTACTGACTCATATCGCTCATTTTTTTTCCTTTCCTTTTTATTTTCGGTTGCTGATTTAGTTTTTTTAAATTTTTTCTTTCTAAAAAATCTTGCAGTTCTTTCATCTTTCCTTGTCGATTCCATTATGACACCTTCGATTTCTCCAAAAGTTCCAATATTTTATTCATATACCAAATTGCTTTACGACCATCTTCGACTGCGTTTCCTTTAGAAAACAATCGAGTCCCTGTGTATTTTAACACATTACCGTGGCAATAATTAATAGCTCCTTCAACTCCTAAAACATCTTCAATATAATTAATAGTTTCTATATTTCCTTTATTATAGTGGGGGGGATGATCGACAGCTTCATTTACAGCAGTTCCTACTTTGTCCCAACTGCCAGTATGAGCATATATAGTTTTAGTTTCCATCTAGTTCCTCTCTCTTAGTTAAGTTAATCCAATCGTCAGGCATACTCCATTTACTAAACCATCTAAATCCATTGGCAGTTGCCCATTCACCATGACTTCTTTTAGTTCCGTCTTTTCTCCTTTTAGCTTGAGGCATCGGAGCAGACGGATTAGCAAATAAAAATACTAATTCTTCTGTGTCTTTTAAAATTTTCTTTATCCATATATATTTACTAAACTCAGCGTAGTCCCAAAATCTACCTTTAGCTTCTAGCAGAATTGTAATCCCGTCTATTTCTTTTATAAAGTCAGGCTCATAAGTATGCTCTATTACATATTTAATTTTATCGGGGTGGAATTTCCATTCGTCTAAAATAGTAGAGTGAAGCTCATACTCAAAAGAAGAGTCATACCCAGTAACTAAATTTTTTTCTACAGGACGCGGAACTTTATTTTTCCTAGATCCTTTTTTAATTTTTATCATTAGTGAATAACTGCCTCTCTTTTTTCTAGTTCAAGTTCTAGTAAAATATAGATATCTAATAGCACACCTGTTTGAATATCAGATAAACTACCCCCATTAAAAATATAACTTCCTAAAAGAATTATTAACTCTTCAAGAGTTACATCTTCTATATTTTGTATGTTGTCAGATTGCACTGTAAAAACTTTAAATTAATATCTTCCAATCTAACCGAAGAGTTTTTAAGAAAGTATTTAATTTTTTGTTTTAGCCATCTAGGATGAAACACTGAGATATGTACGGTTTCTCCCTTAGTATAGTATTCAAAGGCAGGAGCAAGATTAAGTATATTAGACAAAGTTACTTGATCTTTTTCTTCTTCTTTTACTAAAGTCTGTATCCATTCAATTAAAATTAATTTAGCTTGAAAGTTAATTGCTTTAACTTTATTTCCTCGCATTATAAAACTTCCTCTACGGTAGGCTCTGCTTCGACATGAGTAAGATATGTATACCCATTTGAATATTTAAATACTCTTAGCCCTGCTCCATCGTTGGCTGATGAGTGACAATCAAACTTATAAGAACACCACGAACAAGGCTTTGGAAGTTTCATATTACCTTTCTTTCCTTCTGGTATTGGAGTGTAACATAAATCGGGCTTAGTGTCTAAGTCTATAGTATCAAGAAGAGTTTGTATTTTGTTTTTAATATTAGGCTTTTCCATATCATCAGGCTGATATAAACAAAGCTCACCTGATTCTTTATTGATTACTAAGAACCCACCGTTATCTGTTTTCTCTGCCGCTTCATATCCTCCAAGCTGACCTAAGTATCCGAAGCCGTCGTCTTGAGCCAGAGTTCCGTTTGCAAATTTATTAAATGCAAACTTAGATGCGGTCTTTACATCAATAACTTCGCCGTCTATTTTACAATCTATATGTCCTGTAATACCTAATACTTCTACTTCTTTTTGTTCGTCAGTTACTTTGTGTCCAGACATACGAACTAGCATTAAAAGTATTTCTTCTAGTATGTGTCCATATAAAAATTTAATTTGAGTAGCTCCGTCTATGCCAGAAGATCTATACTCATCTCTTTTTTGAAACCATAACTGTCTGGCGGGTCTTCCTATATTTGACATTCTAAGAGTAAACTTAGCGTTCCTTTCAGAAGGTGTTGCCCACGATATAATAGAGTTTTTAATATTGCTTAAAGCTAAGTCTATATCTTCTTCTGTTAGAGGAAGTGGTTTTCCTTCAGATAATTTATTAAGAGGATCATATATATCTTCTATTAATGTTGATAGATTACTCATAAGATTTTTCCTTTTGGTGTTGCATCCAACGAAGTGTTCTTAATTTAGGATCAAAAGCCAATATTACTATTTTTCTTTCTTTTTGTTCTTGTGTTCTACCCGCCTTAGTAGTTGTTCCAGAAGTTTTAACATCAATTAATATAGTCTCGTTATTTTTCATTCCTATTAAATCTATATCTCCCGAACAACCACAGTTTTTAAATACTTCGTAGCCTTCATCCCACAGCCAAGTAACAGCATAGTATTCTGCTAAGTCTCCTTTCCTACTCGGACACAGACTAGAATATTCATCTTCAAAAATAGGCTCTAGCTCTTCTTGCATCTCTTCTGATAAAGATTTCATTAGTGGGTTTCTGCCCAATTATTACCTATTTTATATTCACCATCTAAAGGACAGTTTAATTTAAGATTACAAGTAACTTCTCTAAGAGCCTGTACCCCTAACTGTCCTACAAGATCGGCCTGATCTTCTTTAACTTCTAACTGCCATTCATCGTGTACATTAGCTACAAACTTAGCGTCAAGATTCTTTTGTTTTATTTTACTGTTTAAAAGAACTAGTCCTTCTTTCATTATAATACTACCGCAACCCTGCAATAAAGTATTTAAACTTCTATGTTCACTACGTACTTCTAGCTTTCGACCATCTATTGCTTTAATGAATCCCTGTCTAGCTTCTCTCGATACTCTATCTCTAAAAGCCTTAAATGATGGGAGATTATTGTCGAAGCGTTTCCTAAGTTTTGTTCCATCTTTTTTATTTCCTCCAACCACTTGTCCATCTTTTTCATCTCCTGCTCCGTACAAGATGGCCTAAATGAAAGTTTTTGCCTGATTTCTTGATTCAAGTCCTGCAAGTTTTTGATTAGCGGTGTGTATATCTCCGTCGGTGACTTCATGTATATACTCCTTGTTATTCATATAGTGAGCTAAACATCTTAACTCTAATTGAGATGCGTCAATGCCAACTAATTTATATCCTTTAGGAACAGTCCAACATGCTCTACACTCTTTCCCGTATGGTGAACTAAGGCTAGGTATTTGAGCCATATTCGGTTTTGAATGGGTCATCCTAGATGTTACGGCCCCATTAGGATTTACATATCCTCTAACTCTATCGTCGTTTTCTACGACTTCTATCCAAGATTTTACTTGAGCTATTCTTTTTTGAAGCATTAAATATTCAGATATTTTTAAAGCTTCTGGTATGTGACTAGCTTCAGATAAAGTTTTCTCATCGACAACAGGCTGTCCCGTAGGCGTAAACTTTTTAGGTTTCCATCCTAAGCCTAACAGGTACTCCCCTATCTGCTGTCGTGAGTTTATATTAAAGTCTTTATATGTGGTTCTCGTTATGGGTGTAAATTTATTTAATAAAAATTGCTCGTATTCTTTATCAGTTAAGTGCGCCCCAGTACCATCTTGTTTTTTTCCTATTTTAGATAGTAATCCTTTAGCAGTAAACTTAGGGGTTATAACTACCTCAGTTTTTTTAGGCGTGAAAGATCCAGATATATCTTCTTCAAGTAAAGAAACCTTATCGTTTAAGGATGACAGTAGAATAATTGCATTCTGCATGTCTAACATAAACCCATTGTCTATCTGAGTATTGATTATTTTAGCGACTGAATGTTCTAATACTACAGATTTAGAAGTGAATCCTCTGCTCTCAATTTTTAAAGCTTTATATACTTTTAAATTTAATAGGACATCTCGAATACAGTACACCATCATCTCAGGATTATAAGAGTCCCACGCTTCAATGTTTTTACCATAGTCTCCTTTATGATATTTAAGTCGGTGTCCCCAACTTTCTAATCCGTGACCGCCCTCTCTAGAAGGATTAAATAAACGAGAAAGAACGAGCGTATCTATAATTTTTTTATCAGATAAATCAACGCCTAATAAATTTTTAATTACTGGTATGTCATAGCATAAAATATTATGCCCAATTAACTTAGTTGCTTTTTGTAAAAGTTTTATTCCTTCTGTAATTGTAAGAGGATCAAACCTATGAAGTTCCTCTGTGTCTACATTTAATACTACAATACAGTGTACCATAGTAGGTTTAATACCGTCTGTTTCTATATCAAAAAGTAAGTTCAAAGTATTTCTCCACAGTCGTAATCATCTACTTCATTGAGTCTACCAGTTTGACTATCATATTTCAAGTATCCCGCTATCCCTGTCTCACCACTAAAACGATTCTTTAGGATACGAACAATAGTCATGTTCCTTTCTTCGGGATCTTCTGCCTGACGATTACCTTCTAATGCTATAGCAATATTACTTAACTGAGCAATTGAATTAGATCCCCTAAGATCCCGAAGTCTTACTCTACCCCCCTCTTCTGGCGAAGAGTCGGATTTACTTAAATGACTAATAGCTATAAGAGCAACGCCTGTTTCTTCTGTTATTGATCTAAGGTTATGCATAACAGAATCAATAGCTTTTCTCACGTCGTTCCCAACGCCCATAGACATGCCTACTAAAATACTAATATGATCTAATACTATTACTCCGCAATCTTCTGCTTTAGCTAGATATCTAATTTTATTTAATACGCTTTCCATATCAAACTTGCCTACGTGCCGCAGGAATAAAAATCTACCGTTGCTTAGTATTTCATCGTAAGCTTTTTGCTTTTCCTCTATTGAGATAGAATCAGCAAGCTTAGGTTTCCTATGTATGTTGTGTGGGTTTTTTAAAATATGAGACATCATCTGTTGTTTAGTAGGAAGATGTAAAAGTTTATTAGCCGATAGCGACATAAGACCTAACGCTGAAGTAGCCACACTTTCCTCTAAAGACAGAACGCCTATCTTCTCATTAGTAAATTTAAATATTTCTTCTTGCAACTGTTTGACTACAGTAGACTTTCCTACACCTGTGCCTGCCGTAACAGTTATAAGTTCTGCTTTTCTCATTCCATATAACATTAAATTTAAACAGTCCCACGGATAACTACAGAACGGCATTTCTAGTTCTGCCATTACCTCGCTATGTAATTGATTACTAGATACTATACCATCAGGCACATACTTTTCTGCAAGCCACCAATTAGAAACAAATAAAGCTTGCTGATGTTTCTTTAAATAATCGCAGGCATCTTTATATTCTGGGGGATGTTTAAATATTTTAGCTTTCCCGCCAAACAATTCCGCAACTTCAAGAGCCGCCTTAGACCCTGCACTATCTGCATCAAAACATATAATTATATTTTCAAAACTATTTATCCATTCAAAAGATTCTTTACAATCTTTAATCGCAGACTGCGCTCCGCTTTTAATAGACACGGAAGGATATTTACTGCCTGTTATTTGATAGCCTGCCATAGCATCGCACTCGCCCTCATAAAGAGTTAGATACCTGCCGCCTTTAGAAAATAAATCTTGCCCGAATAGCTCTGAGCTTTTTGCATCTCCTGACCAAGAAAAAGTTTTATCTTTTACTTGCCTAATCTTAATCCCGTTTGAATAAGGATAGAAATGTTTAGTTATTATGCCATCTACCTCTGATACCTGAACACCATAAAATGCACAAGTATCTTGAGTAATCGCCCTATCTGTAATAGGTTTAAAACTTTTGTTGCTTCCCTCCTTTTTTTTACTATACTGAGAAAAGTCTTTTACTTTATCATCCTCCTTTATGTCTCCTACATTTTGAAAGAACCCGCCGCAACTAAAACATTTGCCACTGCCATCGGCGTTGAGTGCGAGAGCATCACTGCTCCCACACTCTAGGCAGGGCTGATGATATTTTACAAACATCTTTTAACCCTTTATTTATTACCGAGTGAATCCTCTTCTTCTATAGTAATTACTGCATCTTCATAATCTGTT